CTACGCTTTACCCAATTTAAAACAGATTCTGATCTATCACCTGATCTGTACTTAGTCCATCTGTTAAATGCGTCATTGCCAGTAAATGAAGTTGGTGGATTACCACCTGTACCAGCTCTACGCCAAATCTCTGGCCAGTTTTCTTTTAAGTCTTTTACATAGTTGTAATCTGGAAATTGTTTAAATTTGCTATTACTGATCGATATAGTTTGATTATCACCTGAACTAGGAAAGTTAGTTTTCTTAGGTGCTTTCACATCTTTTTTCATTCTCTCAAGTTCATCTCTTGCTTCACTTTCAGATGAAAAACACTCTATAACATCATTAGTATCATGATCTAAAATACACCATGCACCATTTGGCATTTCAGCAACATATTTCATTTCCTCTTCATCTAGATAAGTTGGTGTTGGTTTTACCACTGGAGATCTAGTTGAGTCAACGCTTGCGCCACCAGTAGTCAAAACTTTATCAATTAATTGTTTTGCAATTTGCAAAACTGGATCTTCTTGTACAGGTTCTGTTTCCTGTTCTTCTTGAGGTATATTATTTTGACCTGGTGCTGTTTCGATCATATTCATTGGTCTTAAATAAACCTCATGACTGTCATCAACATCAAGTCCTACTGCTTTTCTAGCCTCACCAATTGTTATCCAACCACCTTGAACAGCAGTATTCATTCTTTTATAAAGATCATCTTTATCTTGTGATAATGCCCTTACATCTTCAAGATCGTATTTAATACTTAACCCTTCAGCTTCATAATCTTTTCTTAATAATTGATGTGTAAGCTCTGATGCTACAGATTTCCATAAAGGTACTAATTTTTGTTCTGTAAAAAATTCTCTTAATTCACGAGTATTGTTATATGTCGCTGCGTCCAAACCAGCTCCGAGTCCAGCGAGAATTGCTGGGACACCTAAAACAGCAGATACTCTCTCTTCAGGCAATTTCCTAAGTTCAGTTAAGTTCATTTGATCTGGTGAAAAAGACACGACTTCAACATTCATCGCACCTGACAAGATCATTGGCGCACCTCTGTTCTTGCCACCAAACTTCTGCTTGTACATCGCAGAGATAGCCTCAGCTTCCTCTTTCGATGGACCACCCATTGAGTCATCTTTTGGAGAGAGTATGACACCTGGTACAGCCATGTTATGTAAGAGTGCTGCTGCATACTGTCCTGCCGCCTCATCTCCTAAGATTTCTCTTAATACTGATTTTAGAGGAGCGAAACCTCGTCTATGGTTATTTGGATCTATTCCTTGACGAATATGCACTATATCGTTAGTTGGAACGATTATACTATTACCTCCAAGTCCACCATAAGGACTGTATTTAAAATGTGTAATTAAAGTATTTTCATCACCTTTAGGTTCAACCATATTTGGCATTAAAGGTACCAGCTCTACCACATTTCCATCTACATTTCGGTTTTTATACAGATAAGCATCTCCATAAGCTGATAATGCTGTAACAATATAATGAGCCATTAACACACCTGAAGTAAATGGATTTGGTCTATTTAATAATTTTAAAACTGGATGATTTTTTATTCGATCATTTCCATATTCTGCTTCATCATCAATAACAATATTTTTTGGTTCTGCAAAAGATGTTGTCAATACATTCAAACAAGCAACTACTGCTGAATTGTTTGATCCATCTCCGATATCATCTAATTCTGAAACTGGCCAGTAACCAGCATCTGTATTGTAACCGTAAACTGCTCTGTCTAAACTTGTTTGCTGATTATATCTACTATATTTTTGTTGTTGTCTTTGTGTTGGTTGATTAAGGTAATCAACAAATCTACCTATTCTTGATTTATTATCTGCCATTTAAAATGCTATCCATTCTCTACGCACTTGAGCGCATAAAACTCCGTATGCTAATGCATCCACTACATCATCATGATGACCTACTGGAAATGTCATTAATTCTCTTTCTACTTCAGGTAACCACATCGCACCTTGTCTAAAGTATACATCTCCAGACTCCATCCTTGCTGCTAAAGGCATGGCACGACTAATTTTATCTTTGTCAGCTTTCAATTCCTTGACAGCTAGACCATCTCTTTTAGCAAACTGGATAAGCGAAAGTT